TACTATCAGCACAATTATTACCTTTTGAACTCTTCATACCATAAGTGAATGTGCATTTAGGGAAATAGATAATGTTTACTTCCCGGTAAAGGGCTGTATCACACTTTTTACATCTGTTCCAAACCTTTAAATACATTTTGTATTTACCTTTTTTGTTGAATTGAACTTCACAAATACCTTTGTTGTCGTACATAGTATCTGTTTTCTTGGTTTGAAAATCGTAAACCATAAACATCCAATCAACACAAGTGTCGTCTAATACTCTACCGCTTACATACCACTTATAGTAATTACGATTGTTCCATTGTTGGAGTTTTAGTGAGCTCCAATCACATTTTGCGTTCACTGATGCTAAGGAGACCAAAAGCATTAACAGCGCTATAATTTTTTTCATTTATTTTTTTTATGTTTCTTCCAAAGCACCCATTGTGCCTCACCTTTCTTAATTTGTTTATGGGTTTGTCTTGCCTCCATGAAACTTAAACCTAAAATTAAAGCCAAGCCACCGATCATAACCAATTTAAAATTATTTTGTAACCACATATTTACTTAAATATAATTAATAAATCTTTAATCTACAAGCTGAAATAATAAAATTACACATTTTTTTATGTCCTGAAGCTGTCATGTGGCATAAAAAGTCTCCGCAATCAGTTCTTGAAATGCAGTGTGTCTCAATGACTACTGCTCCTTTAATAGAATCAACAAGGTACTGTTGGAACTTAGCATAGCGTTGAGGATAACCTTTATATACATCCCTTCCCTTAATGTTAATACAAGTCACAGGATCAAATCCGGTAATAACAATTGGAGTTACTCCGTGTCGGTTGCACATATTAACTATTGCCTGAATGTTCTTAACTGATTTCATAGGCGGTCTGTTACTGGCCATATCATTAGCACCTCCGTAGATGAAGCAGTAATCAAAGTACTCAGTCACTTTTGCTCTTGCCTGTTCAACCATCCATGCTGTTTGCTTTCCACCGACGGCAGTATTTAAATAAGTCATCTTAGTCTTCTTACAAAGCTGATGCTGCCATCCGTAATCAGCTGCCGAATGTGAATCACCAATAAATAAAGCCTTCTTTCCTTTAACTGAAACGACTGTGTCTTGTTTGACTGTATCTTGCTTGACAGTATCTACTTGAGGTAATTCACCCCAGGCTAAGGGATCTCTAATAACAGGTTTTGATTCTACTACTGCCCATCCTAATGTTAGGCTTAGAGCAGCTAATACAAATGCGTCTTTAACTCTCATTTTTTAATCTTGATTAAGTATCCTTCCGGAACTGATTTAAATTCTTCAGCGATCATTCCTTTAAATGATTCGTCAAACATTCCCATATCGTGTCCGGCATGCATGTAAGGTCCACCTGAAGGATCGATCATATCAATTATGCTTTGGTCTGAATGGATTAAACCCCGGTATTTTTTAGATAGTGGAGTTGATTCAAATGTTTCCTTATCATACTCATGAACTGCTTTCTTAAATTCATCTAAAGTCATTTGCCCATCAACATCCATTGAAGTGTCAGCAGCGTATCTCTTATAAGCATCATCATAAACATTAGGCCAACCACAACGCATCCATTTAAACTCTCCTTCAAAGAGAATATCTCCTCCGTCAGTTTTACTGAACGTAAAGATGTCCCGGTACCGGTTTTCAAATTCAACTTTATTTTCCATCTTTGTTATATTCCTCCCAGTTAGAATAAGTTAAACCCCATTGAAGGCAAAACCATTGCATTTCACGCTCTGCCGCTTTAGCATATGTCCTTAAATTTTTCATAAGGTATTTCTTACCCCATTTCTTAAATTCTTCTCCTTGCTCAACAGTCATTGAGTATTCCTGAAACCAGTTCTCTTTACCTAGAATATCATCGTAGGTTACTTCATGACCGGCAATAATAAACATTTGGTTAATTAAATCAATAACCGCTTGTTCTCTTTTCTCTTCTTTACTTAATCGTTTTACCATATCCTTAATATACGAATAATCTTTCAGAATTCCAACTCAATCCCACCATTCTTCAATTCTATTGTTCATTATTTTAAATAATAAACGTTTGGCTTTATTGTGTTTGTTTATGTACTTGTCAATCATTTCGTAAGTTATTTTTTCATTCTTACTGTGCATTTCATCATAATAATCCTCGTTTTGGATCTTATCGATTAATCTAACACAAGTCATCATTCGTTCAGCATCACGTTGGGCATCATTATGAAAACCATTCTCGGCTAGATGCCTGGCCTGCTTTTCTAATTTGAATTTTAATACCTGAAGGATATAATGATGGTCCCAATCTCTATCCTTCCAAATGATCCAAAACCATTTGTATAAGTTTTTAACTCCGTATTTAATATACTTGTATTGGTAAGGTAGTTCCCATCTTACCCACCTGTAGAGTTTCCAGTACCATTGATCATATTCTTCGTTCATAACTTAAATAATTCGTATACGCTATTACCTGTTTTAAATTTAAGATAATTTTCTTTCTGTTCATAGATTGCTGTAATAGTAGTTGTCTGCCAAGTAAAGTAAACATTAAAAGGAGACATAAGTAATCCACGTCCTATAGCAGGCTCATCATGTTTCTCTTTAAAGTTACCTTTCTCATCAAACTCTATCCAAAGAATTTCTTTAGACTGGTTAACTAAGCCATCGCGTTCTCTAACTAATTTCCAGTTAAATTCGTTTACAAGTTCAATTACACCTTGCTCAACAGCAATTTTTAATAAGTTGTCTTCAAATAAGGCCATTGGTATTTTTGTTTGTTTAATCTTACTCATCTGATTTATGTTTAAGTATAAATTTAATACATCCTTTGTAAATTAGCAACTTACATTTCCATTTAGGTAACCAACCGGCCATATACTCTTCTGTCTCAGATAAGACATAAAAAGCACTCAGTATATCTGCTTCCTGATCTTCTTGAGTCTTAGCAAATTCAATAGTTGCACATTCACCTCTAGCTCTAAAGTAAAAATAATGTCCTAAAAACCAGCCTTCTGACTGTACTGGGCAATTACCTGCTGGTTTGTATTTCCATTTAATCATTGCTTAAATTATTATAATCGTCCATCTCACTTTCCTCTTCCATTTTATTGTAATCAATAATGGCTTGCTCAGGGTCTCCGTAGGTTTTATCGTAATAATCTTCTGCATTAATCCTATTTTCACTGATTAAATTAAACGGTACACCTGCTACTTTTGAAAAGTCGTAGTAGAAATTAAATGCAAAATCGATCATCCTCTCCTTCTCCATTTCTTTGGCTAAATCAAGTAGTGAATCAATTACATATCCATCACCTTTGATTTCTAAAGTTTCATATAGTTTTTGTGCAAACCACTCCACCGCCGTTTGTTGTTTATTGTTTGTCATTTTATGTTATTTAATGGATAAGCGTCTAATATTGTTTCTTTATTTACAAATCCTAGTTCACCACCTTCATCACACTCAGTCTGTGCATTTTCACTTGCTGCTTTTAATGCAGCTTCAACGTGTAGTTTAGCAAACTCAATCATAGCTTGAGTTATATCTGCTTCATTGAAGACTCCACTTTCATCTCTACTTAAGAATTGTTCTGCAGTTGGTATTTGATTGTCTTTTTCCATTAGTTCTTTTAATTCTTGCTTTCTAGTGCTACTCTTCTATATTGATCTATTTCCATATTACCATTGACTTAAAGTGTAAATTAATTTAGATACATCATCTGGTGTTTGACGAGGCATAACATCTGTTTCACCGCCAATCAATACAGCCCACTTGTTATCATCATATACCATCCATTCACCATCACTATTCCAAACCGCTACTTCAGCTGTTGTTTTACCTTCATCACAGTAATTATGTCCATTAAATTGAACACTAATTGTACATCCATTTTGGAATGTCATTTGAAACCCGTGATGCCATTCGTTGTTTTCTGCTTTAAAATTCATAACTTTTATTTATTAAACTTTGAAAAATGTTAATTGACTTAATGCTTTATTTTCATGTTTTAACAAGTTGACTTCTTGTTCTAATAATTCATTTAATCGTTTCAAATATGAAATAATATTCTCATTACTTTCATTATGTTCTTTAAGTAAAACAATGTATTCGTTTTGACTGTTGATCATTTCTCTTTGTGTAGTAATTAATTCTTCTATCATAACTTTTATTTTATAATTATATTTGCTAATTTATTTTTATCTGTTAACTTAACCCAACCCCATTCTTTAAGAGATGGATCTATACCTTTTTCAATGAGGTAGTCCTTTTGAGATTGGTTCATAATATTTTTAAACCAATAATCATTATAGAATAAATAAATATCTTCTTCATAAGGGTTAAATTCATAAACCTCCTTATCATATAGACATTGAACTTCTTTAGCACATTTTAAGTGATCTTGTACCTCCTCTAATTTAAACATAACCTCTGTTTTACTATCAAGTAGAAGGGTGCGAATGGTTTCTAATCTAACTGGGTAAATTACAAAATGTTCTTTTATAAGATGTTCTGTAGTTTTTACATTACTAAAACAAATCCTAGTTCCCCAATTACCATAACCCGTATTAAAATACGGATGAGGAGGATATGTTTCTTTTAAAAATTTAAACTTAAATCCTCTTTTTTCCATTTCTAATACTACTGTTTCCTTATCTTCATCCGATAGATATAGTCCTACAAATTTTACACTAGATTCCGTTATGCTAGGATCTTGGGTTTTATGGTAGTTTGTAAAACTCCAACGATATTTTTTTCCTCCATATTTTAATGGAAGATTCATTTCCTCTACTACTTTTTTTAACTCTTTTGCAATTGATGTTTTTTCCATAACCTTTATTTTTTTCTATGACGTGAATATACGAACAGTATCTGCGGGAGCCAAATGAGTTTTTAAGAAAAGTATTCTTCTATATCACATATATTAAGGTTGGATTTGAATATATCAACAGCCAATTGTTCATCTACAATAGATTCACCACCCTCTGATGCATTCCATTCTAAATCCATTTTAGCCCACTTGATGTATTCCTCATCATTCCACTCGCTAGGTAATGTAAAATACCTCATGTTCATAGAGTCATAAAGTAATTCACTGATTAGTCGTGGTAAGTTATTACCAAATCTTTCTTTTAGTAGTGCCACATATAGCAATACGGCATCATTTTTAATTTCTATCATAACTTTTATTTATACTAATATAAGAAAAAAGGCTCACATAAGCAAGCCTTTCCTCAAATTAATCCATGTCTTTTTCTATGGTTGATTTGGTTTGTTTTTCTTCTAATTTTTCTAATTGTTTAGTTAATCTATCAATACTACCCCAGATAATACCTGCATTAGGATCTAGCTTCTTAATCTCAGCTACTAACTCTTCTTGTTTGCCTCTACTGTAGTAGCCATGTTCAATATCATCAGCTAGGTCTTGTAAGTGCTTAGGTGCTGAAATACTAATTCTTAAATCGTAATTCTCCCATTTAGTTTTATAATCAATAAAACGCATGCCCTTAGTTAGTTTCCTGTGCAGGTTATGCAAAGTCCGGTTACGAACTCGAACAATAGATCTGTCATTACCAAACACTTCTAGGAATCGTAAGAACCATTTTGGACATAGTTTATGTCTTCCTTCATAATCCATTGTTAATACTAACGGAAGCAATGCCTTAAAGTATGGACCGTCCTCATTGTAAGGTACAGAACCTAGGTAACTATACTTTTCATTGAAGTCTTTAGGGAAGAATATGTAACGTAGGTCATCTAATTTAATACTGCGAGTATAAATCATTCCTCTACTCCTTCCTTTCCAGAATAAGATAGTATACTTAAGGTTAGTTAAGCGTTCTTCAAGCGTGGGTGCTTTATAAAATTTACTATTTTTATCTATTTTGCTCATAATTATCTTCCGTAAAAAGTTCCGTAGAACCAGTTTGACCAGCTGCGTTTCATTTTAGTTACCTTAATATCGACCCGGCGTTTTGCACAGGTGATCATATAGGTCTGCGGCTTTTCTTCCAAGCTTCTAGTATATTGCTTTAAAGCTTTGCCGAAATCCATTTTGTAGATACTGAACAGGAACCAGAATAGTTTCTGCTGATGATAGTCGTCAAAGATCCATCGACCGCTCTTGTAAGTAGCTAATTTGCTGTTAGTAGTTGAACCTTCATGCCCGCTGAATAGTTCAAAATGATCTCGTTGAGGTTTAAAAACCAAGTATTCGGTTTCGCTCAGATTGTAAATGAATGTATTTTCCATAACCTATTATTTCTTATATCTATTTTCAAAAGAGTATTTTTGAACTGCTGCCACAACAAGGGCGATTAATCCGTAGAGGAATAGTACTGCTAAATATTTCATAACTTATTTCTTTTTAACTTATACTTAATATACGAAAGTCCTGGTAAAGAAGCAACTGTTCCTGCCATTAAAGTGAAAATATTTGGATGCCAATGCTCACCGCATGCCCCAAACAAATGCTTTACTGCTTCTATCATACCGTAAGATACGAAGAATAATTCAATAAAGCAAAAAAAGTTACTGTGTTTTGTGTTTGTCGATCTTATCTAGGATCGCTGTCAAAGCTTCATTTTTAATAAAGCCGGCCTGTGCTGCATTCTTTAATGCACTGATTACTTGAAATACTATTAATGGGATAAGGATCGTTTCTGATAACCAGGATGTTCCTTTGAATCCAGCTTCAACCATTATCAAGGCCGTCAAGGTTATAATCCAGGCAGTTAATGTTTTTAAGATTCTAACTGCTTTGTAAGTCTTAAAGCCTTCTCTTTTAGTTCCGGCAATGATACCGAAAAAACCATCCATGAAGATTACTGCAACAACGGCAAGGTACTGCTCTGAGTTTTCCATTGCTAAGTTAAAAAAATAGCTGCAAATGAATGCAAATGCTGCCGATGTTAGTAGTAATGTCGTCTTCATATTATCCTATTTGATCGTCTAAGTGGTCTGGAATGCCGTCACCGTCGACGTCGCATATTTCAACGTATCCAAATGCTTTCATAAAACTAGCCACTCTCTCTTTTAGATCATTGTCTGTATCTTCAAACCAATCTTCTTTTAGATTGTCATGATCTAGGATAGCAATCAGTGCGCTATAAATTTTATCAACATTCTCAACCAAGTAGATGTCGGATGCCATAAAGTCTAAGCTAAAAGCATAATCATCAATCTGTGGAATTTTAATTAAAGAATCGATTTTACCAATCTTCTTTTCTTTTAAAGGCATTTCTTTGCCAAACTTATGAACGTATTCGCCCACGTAG